TAACTAAACAAACGGTGGTTAACTGGGAAAAAGGCAGACAAGAACCGACTGTTAATAGAGCAAAAGAATTAAGCGAATTATACAAAATTCCACTAGACAATATAAGATTTTAATATTTTTTTGCGAACTATATCAAATTTAATTTGATATTGATTGAAAATATTCAGAAAGGAGAAAATTAATGGATAAAAAAGAAAAAGTTATAAATAATAAAACATTAAAATCTGAAACAGTAGTGACAGATGGGAAAAATTATTCGAGTATAAAAATTACCCCCAACTCTATTGAATTGAGGGTAGGAAAGATTAAAAGTTAATATAAACTTTATCTTCTCTTTGAATTAATTCTTTATTTGATTTAAGTATGATTCTATCTTTATGTTGCTCAAAATATAATATTACATCTTTAGGCAAAAGTTGAAGTTGAGCAATAACATCTGTATTGTGTTCGATAATAATTCTTGTAATTTCACCGTCACCAACGAAAGATGTATCAATATTGATTTTACCATCAGTCAAAACTAAAGAATAATTTAAAAAAATATCGTTCATTAATAATTCACCTCCTTTCATTGTAATTATACTATGAAATTTAGATGTAAGGTGGTGAAAATAAAAATTTAGAAAGGAGTGTTTAAATGTTTAGCGAAGAATTTGAAAGGCAGGTAGTAAAAGCAGTTCGTGAAGTAGTCAAAGACGTACTACAAGACGAAATAAAGCAAGATAAGCGATACAACCAAAAAGAACTGTGCAGAGAGTTGAATATAGGTCAAGATACCTTAGCTGAGCTTAATATTCGAGGACTTAGACCTACTAAAGTGGGTAGACAGTATATCTATCTCGAAAGTGAAGTAAATAAGTTTTTAAAAGAAAATACAATTTAAATTTAAGAGATCTAGCACATATCAAAGAAGTTAATGAAAGGGGTAAAAGAATGGAAATAAAGAAATTAAAAGGAGGACTAGAATAGAGATGAGCGTTCAATTTAAATGTATATATGTGGTGCTTATGTTAATAAATTTATGTTTAAATATTTACGCCCAGAAAACGAAAAAAAGAACTTTAGAGATAGTCACCTGGGCAATAGTATTACACGTTCCATTTATTTATTTCATATTGAGTTATTAATAGTGAAAGAAAGTATTAGATATAGATTTAAATTTAAATAAATTGAAAGGAGCATAAACAATGGAAATAAAGAAATTAATTTTTTTAGATGATACATACATAGAAAATTGTACTTTGTCTCACGATATTCCAAAAGAAATAGCCGAAATATCAAGTAGTTTCGTGAAAATAACTACCGATAAATCGACTATTCAATATGTAAATTTAGATTACATACAGGTAATAATACCTAAGAATTTAAAAGTTATTTCTTCTTAGATGTTTTAGTTTGTGATAAAGCACTAGCAGCCACTGATTTAGTATTTTTACTTGATCTACCATCACGTAAAATTTTACTAGCTTTAGATGCAACGCTTTTAGATGTTTGTTTTGTATTTACCATCTTGAATCTCCTTTCTAAAGTATTAAGTATTTCATTGAAAAGGTTTAGTAGTAGAATTTAATTTCCAGGAAATACTCAAATAAATTATACCAAAATAGTGAAAGAAGGTCAAACATTTATGAAAAAGTTTAATGAGTTAATAAATGAACGTTTAAAAGAATTAGATATAAGTAAATACAAGTTAGCAAAGTTATCAGGGATTTTTGAGCAAACAATTTATTCTATTTTAAATGGAGAATCAAAGAACCCTAGATTAGACCATGTTGTTAAAATAGCAACGGTATTAGATATAGATTTAAACAAATTGAAAGGAGAAAACCAATGATTAAACATTTACAAAAAAGAACATTAAACCTAATCTACTGGACTCTTACAATAATTTTCATCTGTGCATTAACAATGACAAAAATTGAGTTTGAACAATTATTCGCGGGATATTTGTTGGTAACTGGGTCAATGTGGGTTGGGTTCGATAAAAGATTTGAGAAGTATTTTGAGTAGGAGGAAAAGATGAGAGGATTTAAATTAATTAGAGGATATGATGGCAAGTTGCCAGCAAGAGGAACGCCATATAGTGCTTGTGTGGACTTCTACGCGTGTGAGGATGTTGTATTGAGACCTGGAACGATAAGCAATGTTATACCTACAGGAATTAAGGCTTATATGAAAGAAGATGAAGGTTTGTTGCTGTATGCACGCTCTAGTATGGCTAAGAAGCACGGTCTTAGAATGAGTAATAGCGTAGGGGTTATAGATGCTGATTTCTACAACAATAAAGACAATGAGGGACACATCACATTCCTTTACGACAATTTAACAGATAAAGAAGTAAAAATAGCTAAACACTCAAGAATAGGACAAGGGATGTTTACAAAAGTACTACCTATTGAAAACGTTGAAATATTATCAAATGAACGAGTAGGTGGGTACGGAAGTACTGGGAACAAGTAAAAAAGCAGCCGTTAAAACAACAGCTACTTAATAAAATTTCAATTTAAAAATAACACAAAAAAGGAGAAAATGCAAGAAATGAATGACGATATTAAAAATCCGCAACACTATAAATATCCTTTTGGGGAATCTATTGATGTTATCCAACAAATAGTAGATGACTTTGGTAGTGTTTGTCAAGCTAACATTTTGAAATACGGAATTAGAGCAAACAAGAAATACGAAAGTCCAAAAGACGATATTCAAAAGACAATCAGATATGGTGAATTTTGGCTTAACCATTTAGATGGTAAACCTGCAAGTAGTCCAAGAGTTGAAGAAATAGCAACCATAGACAAATTAAAAGATATGCTAAACGAACAAGAACAAGAGCTTATCCAAGATAAGAAGATTAAGTGTGTTGTTCTTAATGGTGAGGATGTTCCAAAAGAGATTGTTCAAGATTTAATAGAAAAGTTAGGAGATATTATTTATGGTGAAAATTAATAAATTAGAAATAGAAAATGTAAAAAGGGTTAAAGCCGTTCAGATAGAGCCTACAGCTAATGGATTGACAGTTGTTGGTGGAAGAAATGGTCAAGGAAAAACAAGTGTCCTAGACTCAATAGCGTGGGCCTTAGGCGGAAATGCTTATAAGCCATCTAAACCATTAAGAGAGGGTAGCGTAGTTCCACCAATAATCAAGGTTGAGTTAGATAATGGGTTAATAGTGGAACGCAAGGGAGAAGACGGAAAACTAAAAGTAATAGATCCCAGCGGTAAGAAAGCAGGACAAAACTTATTAAATAGTTTTGTTGAGCAGTTTGCCATTAATCTACCAAAATTTATGGAAATGAACTCAAAAGACAAAACTAAAGCCCTATTAAATACAGTTGATGGCTTGGGAGAAAAATTATTCAAGTTAGAACAGGATGAACTGGAACTATACAATAAACGACGCACAGTTGGTCAAATTAGAGATCAAAAGAAACATTTTGCCGAAGAACAACCGTTTTACAAAGAAGTTGGAAATGAATTAGTAAGTGCTTCTGAATTAATTAAAGAACAACAAGAAATCCTAGCTAGAAACGGAGAAAATCAACGCAAACGCGATAATTTGGAGAATTTGATTGCTAGAAAATCATTTGCTGAAAATAAAAAAGCTGAACTTGAAGCACAATTACTAGAATTAAACAATAATTTAGCAACCATTAATAATGATATAGAAATAGCGAATAAAGATGTTGTTGATTTAATCGATGAAAGCACAGAAGAATTAGAAAGAAGTATTGAAAATATTGAAGAAATCAATAGAAAAGTTAGAGCTAATCAGGATAGAGAGCGCGCTGAAATGGACGCGGAAGAATACAAGAATCAATATGAAGATTTAACAAACTCTATCGAGAATTTAAGAAAAGAAAAAATAGACTTGCTTAACGGTGCTAATTTACCACTAGAAGGGTTAAGCGTAGAAAATGGTGTAATTACTTACAAGGACCAACCTTGGGACAATATGAGTGGTTCTGAACAGCTTATAGTAGCAACTGCTATTGTTAGAAAGATTAATCCACAATGTGAGTTTGTCTTAATGGATAAACTAGAACAAATGGACTTAGAGACATTACAAGATTTTGGTAACTGGCTAAAAGAAAATCACTTACAGGCAATAGCAACAAGAGTAAGCACTGGTGAAGAGTGCCAAATAATAATAGAAGATGGATATGTTAAAAATAAAAAAGTAGAAACACCGTCATGGGCGAACAATACAGGAGGTAGTTTTTAATGCAAATAACTAGAGGAAAACGAGCGAGAGCGCAAAAAGTAGTGATTTATGGAACTGAGGGAATCGGTAAGTCATCACTTGCCGCACAATTTCCAGAACCGTTATTCATAGATACAGAAGGCTCAACGGATAATATGGACGTTGCAAGATTAGATAAGCCTACAAGCTGGGTTATGTTAAATAATCAAATAGCATTTATTAAGGCAAATCCTACAGTGTGTAAAACATTAGTAATAGACACTATTGACTGGGCAGAATCTCTATGTGTTGATAACTTGTGCGCTATGCACGGCAAAAAAGGTATTGAAGATTTTGGATATGGGAACGGCTATGTCTATGCAAAAGAAGAAATGGGACGTTTCTTAAACAAATTACAAGATTTAATTGAATTAGGTATTAATGTAGTGCTTACAGCACATGCTCAGATTAGAAAATTTGAATTGCCAGACGAAATGGGCGCTTACGATAAATATGAACTAAAACTTGGTAAGAAAACAAGTTCACAAACAGCGCCACTTGTAAAAGAATGGGCGGATATGGTGCTATTTTGTAACTACAAAACATTCTTAATCACACAAGAAGGTTCAACAAAGAAAAAAGCTCAAGGTAGTCAACGTGTGATGTACACTGAACATGCTGCTGCATGGGATGCCAAGAACAGACACGGATTGCCTGGGGAATTACCGCTTGATTTTAGCGGAATTGCACATATTTTTAAAACAGAACCTAAAGAAGAACCACAAAAAATGGTTCAAAAAGAAATTAAACAACAAACTGAGCAATTACAGTTTGAGCAACCTAAGTATAATGGTGATTTAGAAGCACCGAAAGTTGAAAAAACTCAAGAAGAAAAGGTAATAGATAATTTCGGAGATATTGTTAAAGAAATTGAGAATACCTCAGAAGAAAATTTAGTTGATCCATTTATAAAAGAAAAACCAGATTATATTCCACAACCTTTATGGGATTTAATGCAGCAAGATAATATCACGGAAGAAGATATTCAACTAGTGACAGAAAGTAAAGGATATTTCCCTAAAGGAACACCAATGAGTGTATACAATGAACAAGGTTATTTAACTGGATATATTATCCCTAAATGGGAAGGCTTAAAACAATTATTAAAAGAATTAAAATAACAAATATAAATTAAGGAGAATTTTAAAAAATGATGAATAACAATACAAATTATAACAACTTTGAAAGAGAATTAGACTGGGATTCGGAGATAGTAACAGATAGTGAGTTCGTATTATTGCCTCCTGGACTATATCAATTTACTGTCGCAGGATATGACAGAGCGCAGCACACACCTACTAATCCGAACGGGAAATTACCTAGCTGCCCTAAAGCTATTGTTAGTGTAAAAATAATAGCTAATGAAGGCGAAACTACTTTAAAACATAATTTATTCTTACATAGTTCAGTAGAAGGGTTGCTTTCAGCGTTCTTTGGAGCTATTGGACTTAAGAAGAAAGGTGAACCATTAAGAATGCCTTGGAATCAAATAATTGGCGCTACAGGAGTATGTAAAGTAGGAATCAGAGAACATAATGGAAACCAATACAATGAAGTTAAAAGTATGATATACAAAGATGAAGTAGATATTACGAAAGTGCTTAATGTTCAGAATCCGTTTGCACAACCTAATTTCAATCAACCGCAACAAACTAACAATTCTTGGAATCAAGGTAATAACAGTCAAGGTGGTTTCTAAAAATGAAACTTAGACCTTATCAAGAAGAAGCGAGGGTTAAGGTTCAAGAACAATGGGACGGGGGCGTTCAAAAAACGCTCCTAGTGCTTCCCACTGGTTGTGGTAAGACTATTGTATTTTCCAAAATAATAGAAGATAGGGTTAAACAAGGGGATAGAGTGCTTATATTAGCACACAGAGGAGAACTCTTGGAACAAGCTAGCGACAAATTAAAGAAAAGTACGGGACTTAATACAGCGCTTGAAAAGGCTGATAGTACATCTTTAAATAGTTGGTTTAGAGTCACTGTTGGGAGTGTTCAAACTTTGCAGCGCGAAAAAAGACTTAATCAATTTAGCAATGATTATTTTGACACTATTGTAATTGATGAAGCCCATCACTGTATTTCTAACAGCTATCAGAATGTACTTAATCATTTTGACAAGGCAAAAGTATTGGGGGTTACTGCTACACCTGATAGGGGTGATATGCAGAATCTGGGAACGTATTTCGAAAGTCTAGCTTATGAGTATAAAATAGTTGACGCCATTAAAGAAGGTTACTTAAGCAAAATACAAAGTTTAACAATACCATTGAACCTTGATTTAAGTGGGGTTGCAACACAAAACGGAGATTTTAAAGCTAGTGATGTTAGCAATGCGCTAGATCCTTATTTAGACCAAATAGCTGATGAAATGCTTAAACACTGCAAAGATAGAAAAACGGTAGTATTTCTACCGCTAGTAGCAACAAGTCAAAAGTTCAGAGATATTCTTAATTCAAAAGGATTTAAGGCTGCCGAGGTCAACGGAGATAGCAAGGATAGGGCGCAAATATTAGAAGATTTCGACAATGATAAATACAATGTCCTTTGTAATTCCATGTTACTTACAGAGGGTTGGGACTGTCCAAGCGTTGATTGTGTTATTGTGTTAAGACCAACTAAGGTAAGGGCCTTGTATTCTCAAATGGTAGGACGTGGAACAAGATTACATCCAGGAAAAGAAAATTTATTACTACTAGATTTCTTATGGCACGTTGAAAAGCATGAACTATGCAGACCCGCTCATTTAATAGCAAAAAATGAAGAAGTTGCTAAAAAAATGACTGAGATTAGTGAAAAAGAAGTTGGTAACGCGGTTGATTTAGAAGAAATTGAAATTAAAGCAGCAGAGGAAGTAATTCAGGATAGAGAAGCGAGCCTTGCCAAACAGTTAGCTGAACAACGCCGCAAAAAAGGTAAGTTAGTAGATCCATTACAATTTGAAATGAGTATTGCAGATGAAGACCTTGCTAATTATGTGCCAAGTTTTATAAGCGAACAAGGGCCACCATCTAGTAAGCAAGTAGAAACACTAGAGAAAATGGGAATCAATGCGGATACTATTGAGAATTTCGGAAAAGCTAAACTATTGATTGACAGAATTATCAAACGACGAGACGCTGGACTTGCTACACCTAAACAAATTAGATTGTTAGAAAATAGAGGTTTTAGAAAAGTTGGTTCTTGGAGTTTTGACGAAGCTAACAAGATGATAACTAGAATTGCAGCTAATGGTTGGAGACTTCCAAGAGGTATTGTTGCGAAAGATTACAGACCAAATATTTAATTAAGAGGAGCTAGAATGGAAAATAAATCAAACTTAATAGAATTATTAGAATATATCAACCCAGCTACTCTTGATTATCAAGAATGGGTTAATGTCGGCATGGCCCTTAAACACGAGGGTCACACCGTCGAAGAATGGGACTTGTGGTCTCAAAATGATATTAGATATAAAGAAGGTGAATGCCTTAGAAAATGGAATACTTTCAATGGTTCAGGAACGCCAGTAACTGGTGGGACTGTATATCAAATGGCAGTTGATAGAGGATACGAGCCTATATATTTTAACACAGAAAACGCACACGAGTTGGGTTGGGATGATGAAATAAAAATCGATAATGATTACAAATTCATAGACAAAAGTTGGATTGAAGGTAAGGAAATTCAAGAACCATTTAATTGGAATCCTAGTCAGGAATTAATCACTTATTTAGAAACGTTATTTCAAAGCACTGAAAATGTTGGATATGTGACTGAAACTTATCCGTTAGAGGATAAAGACGGTAAGACTTTACACAAACCTAAAAAAGGTTGTTTTGATAGAACCGCGGGCCACTTAATTGAGAAGTTACACAAATACAAAGATGATATAGGATTTGTTATTGGAGATTACAACCCTGAAGCTGGGGCGTGGATAAGATTTAATCCATTAGATGGAAAAGGTGTTAAAAATGACAATGTAACGGAATATAGATACGCGTTGGTAGAAAGTGACCAAACAAGTATTTCTCAACAGAACGCTATTATCCGCGAGTTAGAATTACCAGTTGCTTGCTTAGTCCATAGTGGTGGTAAGTCTGTACACGCAATAGTTAAAATTGAAGCTAGAGACTATCAAGAATACCAAAAGCGTGTCGATTACTTGTATAAAGTGTGTGCCAAGAACGGCTTAGCAGTAGACACGCAAAATAAGAACCCGTCAAGACTTAGCCGCATGCCAGGTGTGATGAGAAATGGACGCAAGCAATTTTTAATCGATACTAATATTGGGAAAAACAGTTGGGATGAATGGTTTGAATACATTGAGGATTTAAACGACGATTTACCAGATCCCGAAAATTTAGAGGAGTGCTGGGATAATATGCCAGACTTAGCGCCTGAATTAATTAAAGGAGTACTTAGACAAGGTCACAAAATGCTTATTGCTGGACCTTCAAAAGCTGGTAAAAGTTTCGCGCTAATAGAAATGGCAATAGCGATTGCTGAAGGTAAGAAGTGGTTAAATTGGGAATGTGCACAAGGTCGCGTTTTATATGTCAATTTAGAACTTGATAGAGCTAGTTGCTTACACAGATTTAAGGATGTTTACGCTAAATTAAATTTACCTGCTAGTAACTTAAATAACGTCCATATATGGAATTTAAGAGGTAAGACTGTACCTATGGATAAGTTAGCTCCAAAATTAATCAGAAGGGCGTATAAGAAGAATTACACAGCGGTTATTATTGACCCTATTTATAAGGTGCTTACTGGAGATGAAAACAGTGCCGACCAAATGGCTCACTTTACCAATCAATTTGACAAAGTCGCTACCGAGTTAGGTTGTTCAGTTATTTATTGCCACCACCACTCGAAAGGTGCGCAAGGCGGCAAAAAATCAATGGATAGGGCCAGTGGAAGTGGAGTGTTTGCACGAGATCCTGACGCATTAATTGACTTAGTAGAGTTAGAGATTCCAGAAACTTTACTAAAAACACAGTTAAATAACGCATTAGTTAAATTCTATGAAGATAGAATAAGAACTCTAAACAATGAATATTACAAGACTAAAATTGGAATGGATGACCATTACGATTATGAGGTTATGAAATTTCACGCTGAAAGAAGCCTTAGCGGTCATTTAATAGAAGTTAGGGCGCAGGCTAAAGAGTTAGAGGCTAAGGTTAAGCAGCAAACAGCGTGGCGTGTGGAAGGTACTCTTAGAGAGTTTGCTAAGTTTGAACCCGTTAATATGTGGTTTAGTTATCCAATTCATACAATAGACGAGGTGGGCGTATTGGCTGACTTAGCAGCTGATAGTAACGAAAATAAGTATAGCAAAGCTAAGAAAGGTCGTTCAGAACAAGCTGAAGATAAGAATCAAGGTAGTATGTTAGAGTTTGAAATGGCTATTGAAAATTGTGTGTTTGAAGACGAAGAACCGACAAAAAAAATGGTTGCTGATTACTTAGGTGTAAGTGTAAAAACTATAGAAAGAAGATTAGAAAATAGTAAAAAGTTTTGGTTTGATAAGAATACGAAAACTATTAAAAAACATTAGACAAGACTTAAAAAATAAGTCGTGACTTTTTTAGACAAGACTTAAAAAATAAGTCGTGACTTTTTTAGACAAGACTTAAAAAATCGTGTCTTGTCTAAGACAGAAAAAGCATATATCTAAGATATATGATGTTGGATAGGGGTGACAGGGACAGTACAGGTTGTACAGTACAGGGGGTTTAAAAACCACCCCCTGTCTGTAACAACACTGACCTGTACTCCGCGCGAAAAATGAAAAAAGAAAAAATGGAAATGGTAAAAAATTAAAATGGAGTTAAGGAAGTGAAAATTAGAAAATGGAAATTGAATTTTTTGTGCCATTAAAAAAAATACCAACAGTTACTCACCAAGATAAAATTATTTCAGTCAAAAATAGTAAACCTATTATTTTTGATTCGCATAATTTGAAAGAAGCTAAAGAAATATTCAAAACAGGATTGATTAGTCATATTCCTGGTAAGATGTTAAATGCTCCTATTGGAGTTGAATTAATATGGTGTTTCCCTCTGGAGAAAAATAAAGTAGATGGTGATTATTACACTAAAAAGCCTGATGTGGATAATTTGGCAAAAGCATTTATTGACCAAATGACTAAACTTAAATTTTGGAAGGATGACTCACATGTAAGTAAGTTGGTCAGTGAAAAAAGGTACAATTCAATTTGTGGTGTATACGTAAAGGGGTATGAATTATGACCAACCTACAAAAAATAATGGACGAAATAAAAATAACTGATAAAGAATTGCACAAAGTTTCGGGGGTACATTTTAACGTGATTAAATTAATCAGAACTGGCGAAAGGATAAGCCCACGATTTAAAACATTGAAGAGATTGGCGGATGTGTTAGGGTGTAGTCCAAAGGATATAGGAGGGGAGGAGAAAGGGTATCAATGATTAAATATAGTGGAAATTATAGGAAAGGTAAACCTATAGGATTACCTTATCAAGGAAGCAAAAAAAAAATTTCAAGAAAGATAGTTGAGATTGTAAAGGAGAATTTTGGAACAGATAAGAAAGTGTATGATTTACTAGGAGGCGGCGGTGCTATAAGTTGTGAGTTTCTACTGCAGGGATTCGATATAGTGTATAACGAAAAGAACACAGATGTTTACGAAACGTTTAAACACAGTTTGAATTTAAAAACAGAAGATTTAAAAAAATATATTATCTCACGAGAAGAATTTTTTAGAATACGAGATAAAAAAGAAAAGACACCAGAAGATAATTTGAAATTACTAGTAAACAGTTTTGGTAATAAGTGTTCAAGTTATCTTTACTCTGCCGAAAATTCAGATTTTAAATATAATCTAGCTGTTGAGATTTTAGAGAACGAGGAAAATTGGAGACAATATAAACAAACCGAAACTTATAAAAAAGCTGTTAATGATTTAAATATAATAAAAGAAAAACAAAGGTTAGAACAGATAGAACGATTGCAACAGTTAGAGCAATTAGAACGAGTACAATTGTTAGAACTACACAACAAATCATATAAAGATTTTTCACATTTAGAAAATATAATTATATATTTAGACCCGCCATACGAGAATACAACAGGTTATCACGGTGAAACATTTGAACATAAAGAGTTCTATAATTGGGCGTACGAGATGAGTAAGAAAAACATAGTGTTAGTATCTAGTTATATAATATCAGATGATCGTTTTGAATGCATATATGAATTTACAACAGCTAGAAGCACTATGCAAAATGGTATAAGTAAAAAATCAAGCAAAACAGAAAGGTTATTTATGGTAAAGGAACAAACAAAAAGAAAAGCAGAGAGAAATGGAGTAGGAGGATAGGAAATGTTACAGCCAAAAGTATATATTAAGGAATTGAATATAGTTAGAGAAGTAGAAATGATAGATTTCTACAATAAACAAGTATCGGTTTACGATATAGGTATTGGATTTCGAGGCGGAGCGGCTATATTTTCTTTTGATAAAGTAGAGTTCATAAAAAATACAGGAATGAAAGATAAGAACGGAAAGTATATTTATGAAGGCGATATAGTCACTGTAAATGGTACTTGGGATTGTATTATCCAATACAATCAAAGCAGTTGTGCGTTTGTTCTAAAGTCAATAGATAGTCGTTGGAGTACGGGGTATTTCAGCAATTATGATGACATAGAGGAAATGTTGGAAGTCATAGGCAATATATACGAAAATAAGGAGTTGGTGGAGAATGAGTAAATACATAATAGAATGGTTCGTAACCTGTATCATAGTATTATTTATATTCATGTTAATCAGCGGAGAAGTCGATAATAAGGATATGTATTTAATCACATGTGTTTGGGCAGTAGCAAGGATAAGTAAGTCAATAGAGGATAGGAGGTAATAACAATGATAGAAAGTGAGAAATATAGTTTAAATATAATATTTAAAAGCGGTAGGAAATTAGAGTTAGAAGTAACTGGAACAGATTTAGATTGGTTGTTTGATCTTTGTTTTGGGAGAAAAAATGGCAATTTTCTAAATTTTGAAAATGAAGTAATTAATATAAACGAGATTGAATATTTTGCTTACAAAGAGATAGAGGAGAATAATCATGAAATGGCATAAAATTTATACAAGAGAGCTTACTGAAGAAGAAAAAGAAGAATATGGTGATTTATACACCTCTATGTGGGAGGGGCGTACTCCTGACATTGATGAAGAAGTGTTACTTACTTATCCACTAAGTTCTGGAGGGTATTCTGACACAAGGGTGGATACTTGGATAGAGTTTGATATGTTTGTAGGTTTTGAAGGCACGGATGCAGATGTTATATATTGGACTGAATTACCGAAATTTGAAGGAGAATAATCATGAAAATCGAGGATTTAAAAGAAGTTAATATTTTAACACAACATATTAACGGGATAGATGAATTTATTGGTATTTATAATAACAATCCAAAATCTATTACATTAGGAAATGGATTTTTTCACTTGGATGTAAAAAAAGACCAAGAACACGAAATAATAAACGCATTAGAAAAAATTAAAAGTAATATGATTGATGAACTAAAAGAGTTAGGGGTAGAAGTATGATTACAGATAATGAAAAGGTTGGAGAATATACAATAGATGACGCAAAGTTTTTTTTAAAGAACTATAAAAACATACAAATGGAATGCAACGATTTTTTATTAAATGCTTATCAACCGGCAGACAAGAACGAGGTTAGTATGCAAAAGACTGGTAGGGAAAATGAGAGAAATATCATTAAGAAATTAGATAATAAAGTGTATCAAGAAAATAGACGAGTTTTGAAATGTATTGAGCAGTTTCTAAAATCTCTAGATCCCGAGAGTTACAGAATAATATATGCTAAATATTTTAATCGTATGAAGAACTATGATATAGCCAACAAATACCATATGGATATTTCCACGGTTAAAAGGATTGTCAAGAGATTAATGGACGATTTTTTAAAAATTTTAAATAATTTCTAAAATGTTGAGCCCAATGAGCCTTTTTTGTGTGGTAAAATGGTAGTGTGGGAATTTTAGGTGAGGTAAATTTTTCATAGATTTTCCTTTAATAATTTTTTATTTTTTAGACGAGCACAAGCAGTAAAATAGTTAATACCTTACCTAAATTCCAATAATAACCTATCATATTTTTAAAGACAGTCGAGAGATTGTCTTTTTATTTTTATTACCCCATATAAATACCCTAGGGGGTGGGAAGGAAAAGAACCGTGAGAGCAGATAAGACCGGGGCGCACCGTTCCGCATATGAGAAGAATAAAAAACGGATATTAAAGACACATCAATGTTGTGGAATTTGTGGCAAACCAGTGGATAAAAAGCTAAAGTTCCCCAATCCATTAAGTCCTGTGATTGACCATATAATTCCAGTGGCTAAGGGCGGACACCCATCAGACATTGAGAATCTACAGTTAGCACACTTCTTTTGCAACCGTCAGAAGTCAGATAAACTGTTTAATGTTGGTAAAGATGTCAAAGAAGATGTGATAGGTAACAGAAATTTACCACAATTGACGGATTGGGCGAAATATAAGGCTTAAATTGAAAAAAAATGCTAAAAAACGGTAAAAATCATAAAAAATAGGTAAAAACGCTAATTTTTCAAAAATTTTGAAGATTTAAAGGCAAAAATAACAAATTTTAATTTTTATAGGGGGGTTAGACCCTCCCCAAAGTTTCGGCTGACCTTCACGCCGTCACTGTACATTTTTTCTCGCGCGGAAATTTTAACCTATAGAAAGGAGTGAATATATTGGAATATAAAGGATTAAACTACTTACGAAAAAAGTTAGCATTGACTAATTCTCGTGTGGATTTGAGATATAAGCAGTATGCTATGAAATTTAATGATGAACAATTTGGAATAACAATTCCACCTCAACTTAGAAATCAATATAGGTCAGTTTTAGGTTGGTGTACTAAGGCGGTTGACAGCCTTGCTGACAGATTAGTATTTAGAGAGTTTGAAAATGATGACTTTAACGTAAATAGTATATTTAAACAAAATAATCCGGATATCTTTTTTGATAGTGTAATTCTATCATCTTTAATTGCCTCATGTAGTTTTGTGTATATCTCCAAAATTGGAGACAACATACCTAGATTGCAAGTTATTGAAGCTAGCAACGCTACTGGGATATTAGATCCTATTACTGGGTTACTGACAGAGGGATATGCAATTTTAAAAAAAGATGATTTAGGTAAAGCAGTTTTGGAAGCTTATTTCACAGAAAATGAAACTGTCATTATCGATTCAAAAAATAAGAATGAAACTATAATTAAGAATACTGCAGGTATTCCGTTATTAGTACCTGTTATACACGCACCTGATAGTGTGAGGCCGTTTGGTAGGTCAAGGATAACAAGGTCGGGAATGTATTATCAAAAACTAGCTAAAAGGACGCTAGAAAGGGCGGATATTACAGCAGAATTCTATTCATTCCCTCAGAAATATATTTTAGGAATGGATGCAGACGCTGAACCATTAGAAACGTGGAAAGCGACAATATCTAGTATGCTTCAAGTTTCTGTCAATGAGAATGGAGACAAGCCAAATGTAGGTCAATTTACTACGCCATCTATGTCACCATTTACAGAACAATTAAGAACAGCTGCAGCTTTATTTGCTGGAGAAACAGGACTAACACTTGATGATTTAGGTTTCGTTTCAGATAATCCATCATCAGTTGAGGCTATTAAAGCTAGTCATGAGAATTTAAGACTTGCAGGAAGAAAAGCACAGCGATCTCTAGGAAGTGGACTTTTAAACGTTGCTTACGTTGCTTGTTGTTTAAGAGATGATTTTAAATATACGCGTGGTCGATTTATTGATACTGTTCCTAAATGGGAGCCGTTGTTTGAGGCAGATGCAAATATGCTCACTTTAATTGGTGATGGAGTTATTAAACTTAATCAAGCATTACCTGGATATATTGATGCTAAAGTCATTAGAGATATTACTGGAATAAAAGGTGATATGCAAGTTAAACCTAAAATTGAAGATGTAGAGCAAAAAGTTAGTACTGACAAGCAACAAAACAGGATAATATCTACTTATGAAATCACATCACTTTTAAGCAACTATCAAAAAGGAGTGCTTTCTAAAGAAAATGCTATTTTACTTTTAACCTCTACTGGGATGAATAAACAAGAGGCAACAGCTATGGTTAACAAAACAGAAGTTTTGGAGCAAGTAAATGAATAACGATTTAATGGAACGCATTACTCAAACATTTGAGAAGCGCTTAAAAAATCTAAATATTAAAGCTACCTCCTATGAGGATGTAAATGACTATGCAGTGGCTTTAGGAGAAATCCTTGCTACTGCTTTTAATTTGCATATTACAGAAAATCCAGCAAGTGTTATAGAAAAAATACTTAATGATAGATTAAAAGAAAATCATAGGCTCATTACTGAACATGGAAGAATGGTTCAAACCATTTTGAATAAACAAGCTAAAATTGGTTTGGAGGCACAAATTCCTAAAGTAAATCAAAGTAGAATAAATGGGTTAGTTAGTAGATTAACGCAAGAAGATTTTGAAAAGTCTAAATGGCTTCTAGGCTCTCCTATTGTCAATTTCAGTCAATCCATTGTTGATGATATGGTGCGAAAAAATGCTGAATTTCATTATAAATCCGGCATGAGTCCTAAAATCATTAGAAAAGAAACCGGTAAGTGTTGTAAATGGTGTAAAAATTTAGTGGGTACATATAGATATCCTGATGTACCTAAAGATGTATATAGACGGCATCAAAACTGCCGTTGTACTGTTGAGTATATTCCTAAAAAAGGTATAAGACAAGATGTTCATACTAAAAAAATAAAATATGAAACAAAAGAAGGTACTAAAGAATTACCTTATACAAGCGTCAAAGCTGAATGGTTGAAAAATTATAAAGAACCTAGAGTCGAAGAGGCTAAGTATTGGGAGTATAACGGGACTAAGTATTTTGTAGATGGTAAAAATGTTGTATTAGATTATTCTGTAAAAGAAAAAGAAATTGCTGAAATGTTAGCGAATAAATTCGGATTGGAAGTACAGCTCAACCCTAAATTTCATAATCCTAAAAATATTTCTTGTCCAGATTACTTATTAAATGGAATTCCTTATGATTTAAAAGAAATAACTAGTACGGGGAAAAATAATATAGATACGGCTATAAAAAGTGGGAAAAAGCAAGCTAGTAGTTTTGTGTTGGATTATACAAAATCAGGTTTATCCCGAGAAGATATAGATAAAAGATTAAATAGGTTGTATAAAAATCCACATAGAACTTGGGTTAAAAATATAATATTAATAAAAGATAGTAACATAGAAGATGTTATTAAAAAATAAAAAAAGAGATGTCGACCCCCCTCCAAAAATTGTGGGGGAGGAGGATAAACATCTCTTTTATTTACCTTTATTATAATATAAAAACTAATAAAAGTCAACAATTTGCCCTACCGTATGGCACTAAACTAGGTAGATTGGAAAGGAGAACTAAATGACAAAGTTTGGTATTCAAACTCCTTCACAATCGGTAATATTAGACTATAACGAAAGTCGTTATCAAGAAGCAGTAGATTTATATAAAAGAACTAAGTTAGATGTGTATGATTGGCAGCTAAATTTATTAAAGTCAATCATGGCAATTGATGAAGAAGGACTTTGGACTCACCAAAAGTTTGGATATTCCTTGCCACGTCGTAACGGTAAGACTGAGATTGTTTATATTCTAGAAATATGGGCTTTACATCAAGGTTTAAATATCTTACATACCGCACACAGAATAAGCACCTCCCACTCATCATTTGAAAAGGTAAAAAAATACCTTGAGAAAATGGGATATGTTGACGGAGAGGATTTTAATTCTATTCGCGCTAAAGGTCAAGAACGTATTGAACTATACTCTTCTGGTGGTGTTGTTCAGTTCAGAACTCGAACTAAGAACGGTGGTCTTGGTGAAGGATTTGACTTAATGATTATTGATGAGGCTCAAGAATACACAATAGAACAAGAATCAGCCTTGAAATATACAGTAACAGACAGTAAGAATCCTATGACGGTAATGTGTGGAACTCCACCTACACCTGTATCAATAGGGACTGTATTTACTAAATATCGTGATGCTTGCTTGTTTGGAAAGAGTAAGTATTCTGGCTGGGCTGAATGGTCTGTTGATACGGAAAGAGAAATAAACGATGTTGACGCATGGTATAACTCTAATCCGTCTTTAGGATATCATTTAACAGAAAGAAAGATTGAAGCTGAACTAGGAGAAGATAAACTTGATCACAATGTTCAACGTCTTGGATTTTGGCCTTCATTCTCTCAAAAATCTGTTATCAGTGAGAAAGAATGGGATAGCTTAATTATAAGCGGCAAAGAAGAATTTAAAGGAAAATTATATGTTGGAATTAAATACGGGAATGATGGGGCTAACGTAAGCATGAGTATTGCAGTTAAGACTCATGATGACCGTATTTTTATTGAAACTATTGATTGTCAAAGTTTGAGAAATGGTAATATGTGGCTTATTAATTTCTTAAAACAAGCTGACGTTGGTACTATCGTTGTAGATGGTGCTAGTGGACAGAAAATGCTTGAAGAGGAATTGAAAGATTTTAAAATCAAAAACATTGTATTACCTACAGTTAAAGAAATAATAACTGCTAACTCTGTTTTTGAACAAGGTATTTTCCAAAAATCTATTTGCCATAACGGTCAACCATCACTTAGAAAAGTCGCTACTAATTGCGAAAAGAGAAACATTGGTAGCAATGGTGGATTCGGATATAAATCACAGTTTGATGATATGGATATTTCGTTATTGGATAGTGCATTATTGGCACATTGGGCTTGTCATTCTATCAAGCCTAAGAAAAAACAAAGGATAAGCTATTAAAGGCTTAAATTACCGAACGGTCGGGTAAACCGGATAAAAGGAGAAGAAAAATGACAGAATTTAAAGCAATTGAAACACAAGAGGAATTAAATGAAATCATAAAAAAACGATTAGAACGTGAAAAGTCTAAATATGCTGATTACGATACTCTTAGTGAAAAAATAAAAACTTTGGAGACGGAAAAAATCAAGTTAGAGGAAACTATCAAAACGCAAAAAGAAACGGATAAAGGGTATGTAAGTAAAATAGCTGAATTGGAACAAACAATAAGTGGTTGGGAGTCTAAGGCTCTTAAACAAAAAGTGGCTATTAAGCACAATTTACCTTTTGATTTAGCAGACAGACTGCAAGGAGATAGTGAAGAAAGTTTAAATGAAGATGCTGAACGTCTGGCATCATTAGTAACAATAAATAACTACACTCAACCATTAGCAAGCACAGAGCCTACAGTAAGTAATGGAATTGATGCAGCATGGCGTGACGTGGTAAAAAATTTAAAATAAAAAAGGAGAATTTAAAATATGGCAGAAACAAACGCAATGAAAAAAGGGACATTATTTAGTCCAGAATTAGTAACAGATATTATGAGCAAAGTGCAAGGTCGCTCAACTCTTGCTAAATTATCAAATCAAACACCAATCCCATTTAATGGTACTGAACAATTTATTTTTAATTTAGAAGGTAATGCTCAAATCGTAGGAGAAGGAGAGCTAAAAGGAGCTGGGAAAGCTGTAATTACTTCTAAAGTGATTAAACCTTTAAAATTTGTATATCAAGCACGCATTACAGATGAATTTATGAACGCATCAGATGAGAAAAAATTAAATTTCTTAAAACATTACGCAGACGGATTTGCTAAAAAGATGGCAGAGGCTTTTGATATTGCTGCAATTCACGGTTTAGAGCCAAAAGGCTTAACTGATGCAACTTTCAAAGAAACTAACTCATTTGATGGGCTTGTAACAGGTAATGTGGTTACTTACGCAGAGGCTAAAATTGATGATAATATTGACACGGCTGTTCAAACAATTGTAACTAATGGTAATGAAGTAACTGGTATCGCTATGTCACCAGTGGCAAGTCAAGCAATGTCTAAAGTTAAAGATAAGTTTGATAATATTGTGTATCCTGAATTTAAGTTTGGACAACGTCCAACAAACTTCTTCAATATGGAGTTAGATATCAACAAAACTTTAACTGTAAAAAATAGTACTGGAAAAGCAGACCACGCTATTGTGGGTGATTTCCAAAATAGATTCAAATGGGGATATGCTGAAAATATTCCTATGGAAATTATTGAATATGGAGATCCTGATGGAACAGGGCGCGACTTAAAAGCATACAATGAAATTTGCTTGCGTGCAGAAGCATTTATTGGTTGGGGTATCCTTGATGAAAAAGCATTCGCTCGTGTTGTAGAAGCGTAGGAGGCATTCTATGTATAAATATAGACATAAAGAAACTGAAGTAGAAATCTTAACAGAAAGTGAACTATCAGGAGATTGGGAGCTTGTAGAAGAAGTTAAAACTTCAACTAAAAAAACTAAGTCAGAGGAATCTGACGAAGAATAGAGGTGTAACATGACTACACTTGAGAAATTTGCTACACTTGATGATTTAAAAAATTTATGGAGAGATCTCGAAGAAAAAGAGGTAAGTCGAGCTAACGCTCTTTTAAATACAGTATCTCATGTGTTAAGAGTAGAGGCTAAAAAAGTTAACAAAGACTTAGATTTATTAGTTAAGAATGATGAAAGTTATTCTTATCTTGTTAAGTCTGTTGTAGTTGACATTGTGGCAAGAACTCTTATGACTTCTACTAATCAAGAGCCTATGACTCAGTATGCTGAGTCTGCTCTTGGTTATTCTGTATCAGGCTCTTTTTTAGTTCCTGGAGGGGGTCTGTTTATTAAAGATAGTGAACTTAAAAGGTTAGGGTTTAAGAAACAAAGATACGGAGTAATTGATTTATATGAGATTAATTAAAGGTATCGATATTTTGTTAATTGGTAAAATACAAACTGGGGTTGATGATTTTAATAGTCCTATTTTTGAAGAAAAAGAAATTACTGTTAAAAATGTATTAGTTTCTCCTGCATCTACAGACGATATTACAAACAGTGTAAATTTAACAGGAAAGAAAGCTGAATATATTTTAGGTATTCCAAAAGGCGACACTAACGTTTGGGAAAATAAAGAAGTTGTATTCTTTGGCGAACGTTGGAAAACAATAGGAATACCTCAACAAGGTATTGAGGCAATGATTCCGTTAGGTTGGAACAAAAAAGTAATGGTAGAACGATATGAGTAGAAAATTCATATTAAATCGTGCTGGAGTAGCTGAACTTATGAAAAGTCCTGAAATGGTTGCTTTTTTAAAAGAAACAGCTAAAACTATTCAAAACAAAGTGGGTGACGGGTACGAAACGAGTACATTTGTTGGTAAGAATAGGGCGAACATTAGTGTTAAAACTAAAAGTCGCAAAGCTATTCGAGACAACAACAAAAATAATACACTATTAAAGGCGTTGAGATAATGATTGAACTTATTGTTAAAAACTATTTATCAACTAAATTAGAAATTCCAATTGTGTTTGAGCACCAAAAAAACTTACCTAAACGTTTTATATTAATACACAAAACAAGTGGATCTAGAGAAAATTTTTTAAACTCATCAACAGTAGCAATTCAGAGTTATGCTGAATCAATGTTTGAATCGGCAAAATTAAACGAAAAAATAAAAAATCTAATGTACGACCTAATAACGGTAGATGAAGTCTCAAGTGTGGATTTAAACAGCGATTATAATTTCACAGATACGGAGACTAAACAGTATCGTTACCAGGCTATATTTGATATTCACTATTATTAATTAAGGAGATAACATATGACAAATGTAAACAACGTAACATCAGCAAAACCTAAAATAGGTGGAGCTATATTTTCAGCGCCTTTAGGAACTCCACTTCCTACAGACGCAACAACAGACTTAAACGCAGCATTTAAACCATTAGGGTATGTTTCAGAGGACGGTTTAGTTAATGAAAACACTGCAAGTACAGATAACTTAAAGGCTTGGGGTGGGGATATTGTTGACACTGTTCAAACAGAAAAAACAGATACTTTCACATACACTTTAATTGAGTCTTTAAATATTGATGTGTTAAAAGAAATATACGGGAAAGACAACGTTTCTGGAGACTTAACAACAGGTATCACAATTAAAGCTAATAGTAAAGAATTAGAACAACACGCAGTTGTCGTTGAAATAATTTTAAAAGGTAAAGTTTTAAAACGTATCGTAATTCCTAATGGAAAAGTAACAGAAGTTGGAGAAATTTCATATACTGATTCTGAAATGGTTGGTTATGAAACTACATTAAACGCATTTCCTGATGAACACGGGAACACTCACTATGAATATATTAAGAAAGCTACTGCTTAGGAGGTAACAATTAATGGAAAATTTAGTAGGAGTTACTAAAAGCGGATTTGAGTATTCTATCCCAAAGAAAAATTTAAATAACTATGAACTTGTTGAGGTACTTGGCGAAGTTGATACTAATCCTTTATTACTTCCAAAAGTGTTGAGGTTACTTTTAGGAAAAAAACAAGTTGAAAAATTAAAAAATCATTTAAGAGATGCTGATGGTATTATCGATACAGAAAAAATGACTGCAGAACTTGAGGATATTTTTAAAGCCCAGCAAAAACTAAAAAAATAGTAATCCTTGCTAGTATGTTGAAAATTGATGAAGATGCTGTTATTTGTGATTTAGCTGAAACTTATCATATTTATAATTACAAAGAATTGCCACCTTTAACGGTGGCTCTTTTTTGTGACGGATTGAGAGATGATGCACGAATCAAATTAAAAATGTCTGGTCAACGCGTGAAAATGAATACTTTATTATTAGCCTCTATTGTAGATAGATTAAGTATTCTAGTGTGGTCTAAGACAAAAGATGGCCAAAAAGGCAGAAATCAACCTAAGTCTATTGTTGACAGCATCAATAATCCTATTCGAGAAAAAGAAGGAATGTCATTTAATACTGGTGAGGAGTTTGAAAAAATGAAACTTAAAATATTAAAGGGAGGAGGATAATATGGCAACTAATTTAGGTAAAGCATACGTTCAAATCATGCCATCTGCTAAAGGAATATCAGGGATGATTTCTAAAGAGTTAGACGGAGAAGTAAAAAGTGCTGGACAGAGCGCAGGTAACAGCTTAATTTCAACGATTAAAAATGCTATTCTTGCTGCTGGGATTGGTAAATTATTCGCTACATCGTTGTTTGAAGGGGGAAAACTCCAACAATCTCTAGGTGGTGTTGAAACGTTATTTAAAAACAATGCAGAAACTGTAAAACAGTATGCAAACGAGGCTTACAGAACTACAGGATTATCTGCCAATGCTTACATGGAGAACGTAACAGGATTTAGTGCTAGTTTACTCCAGTCTTTAGGTGGAGACACCGCAAAAGCAGCTAAAATTGCAAATATGGCAATGGTTGATATGGCGGATAACAGCAACAAGATGGGAACATCTATGGAAATGATACAAAACGCTTATCAAGGATTTGCTAAACAGAATTACACTATGTTGGATAACTTAAAATTAGGTTATGGTGGTACTAAAAAGGAAATGGAACGTCTTTTAGCCGATGCTCAAAAATTAACGGGTGTTAAATACGATATAAACAACTTAGCAGATGTTTATGAGGCTATTCACGTTATTCAAAAAGAATTAGATATTACTGGAACTACAGCAAAAGAGGCAGCAACTACTTTGCAAGGGTCATTCGCTTCTATGAAAGCATCATTTCTTAATTTATTAGGTAAATTATCACTAGGTCAAGATATAAAGCCATCTTTAGAGGCATTAGCAAAAACAACAACTACATTTTTAGTAGGTAATTTCTTACCAATGGTTGGAAATATCTTAAAAGGGTTACCGACTTTAATAATTGGGGCATTTTCCGGACTTACCGAGCAACTAGAAGGGATATTAGGAGAAGAAGTAGTATCAAAAATAATTGGATTCTTAGATCAAGTGTCCGTCGCGGTAGAGTCTTTCATCGAAGTTCTTACTGGAACAATGTCAAAACAAGAGGGTATTGACTTGATGGAAGCTCTAGGAATTAAAGAAGAAACGGCCACAACGATTGTTAATATTGCTGACAATATAAGAGAAGCTTTTAAAAATATTTGGCAAGCGATAAAAAATGTTGGTTCAATCATCGGTGAGTTTATTGGCGACTTACTAGGAATTAATGAAACTGAAAGTAGTGTTAGTTCATTAGGGAACGCATTTGAATTTGTAAGCAAGATAGTAAAAGAAGTATCTGAGTGGATTAAAAAATTCACGGGATTTTTAAGAGAAAGCACAGTAGCATCGTCTCTTGTCAAAACTGCTCTGGCAGGACTTTTAGCTGGATTTATTGCTTTAAAGATTATAGGTACTATAAAAAGTTTATTTACAGGATTAGTAATTGCTCTTAACGCAGCAAAAGGTGCAGTCGTAGCATTCAATTTAGCGTTAGCTACTAATCCTATTACTGCAATTATTGTTGGAATAACAGCGTTGGTTACTGCTTTAGTATGGTTTTTCACAAAAACAGAGACTGGCAAACAGATTTGGCAAAGTTTTGTTAATTTTCTAAAACAAGCATGGCAAGGAGTTAGTGAGTTCTTTAGCACCCTCTGGACAAATATAACAACAGTAATATTTACTGTTTGGACGGGCATTGTTACCTTTTTTGGTGGAATCTGGGAGTCAATAACAACAACAATAACAACTGTTTGGACTGGGATAGTTACCTTTTTTGGAGGTATTTGGGAGTCTATAACAACGGCAATAGTAACAGCTTGGAATGGAATTAAGGAGTTTTTCATAACCTTTTGGGAAGGTATCAAAACAACGATTGAAATCGTTTGGAATGGTATAGTTACATTTTTTGTAACCATTTGGGAGTCAATAACAACAACTATAACGACTGTTTGGAATGGAATTAAGGAGTTTTTCAGCACTTTATGGGACTCAATAAAAACTAAAGTAGAAGAAATTTGGAACGGAGTTAAAGAGTTCTTGAGTGGCTTATGGGAGTCGATTAAGACGATAGCTGTTACTGCTTGGGAGACCTTAAAAAATACAGTAGTCGGTATTATTAACGGTTTAGTTGAAGGTGCGAAAAGAGCTTGGGAAACTTTAAAAAGAAATGTTTCTGAGACTATTGATAAAGTTAAAGGTTTCTTCGATAAGTTGTGGGACATTGACTTATTTGAGGCTGGAGCTGCTATTATTCGTGGATTCTGGAATGGTTTAAAATCCGTTTACGAAAAAGTAAAAAAGTTTGTTAGTGGTATAGCTGATTGGATTAGAGACCATAAAGGTCCGATAGAATATGACCGTAAACTCTTAATTCCGGCTGGTAATGCTATCATGGGTGGTTTACATGAGAGTTTAAAAGATAAATTTAAAACTGTTCAACAAACAGTAAAAAGTATGGCTGGAGCAATTAACAAAGGATTTACAAACGAAATTACTGATTTTGAATTTAACAATGCTATTTCAAAAGATTTAAACGTCGCTGCAAAATCTAAATTTGATTTTGATTTTGGTGTAGATAAAAATGATGATGTGGTTAATGCTCTAGGTATTGTTCAGGAATTACTAGAAAAAATATCTAAAAAAGATGCAAACACATATTTAGATGGTGAGATATTAGCAAAAAACTCATACGATAGACAAATGAATTTTGTTAGAAGGGAGGGAATATAATGATTAAAATTAATAATACTCCATTAGAGTCCCCCGACTATGTAGTAACAGATATTGGAGAGGTTCAAGTCGCTAAAAAGCGAATAGCAGAAGAAGGTAATATATACGGCGCAAATGGTAAGTACATAATTCATGATGAAGGATATGAAAGTTCAGAACGCGATATTAAAATTTCTGTATCAGATTTTGACAAAGTTACTTATTTGGAAAAAATACTTAAAAATTTTGAGAATGTGATAGAGTTTGATTATTTAAAGAATTCAAAGTTCTTTGCAGATTTAGTTCATATTAACTACTCAAAAAACGGTCTACACAGATGGCAGGTTTCTATTAAATTAATATTCTATCCTTTTAGGTATTCTTTAGATAGTGGATTAACAACACTTGTAAGAAGTGGCACGATTAATAATATAGGAAATGTCTTTTCAGAGCCTGTTATAGAAATTGAAGGTAATGGAGAAGTGAGTTTAACTATTGGCTCACAGACTATGGTTTTAAAACTAGATACAAAAGCCCGTATTGATTGCAGGCATCTTAAACAAAATATATATGATAAAAATAACAACGTAAAAAATTCTATTCGTGTTAGAGGCGCTTTTTTTGAAATACAACCTGGCTTGAATGGAGTTACTACTAGCGGAAATGTAACAAATATAAAAATACATGGTAATTGGAGGTGGCGTATGTGATCTATTTAAAAGAGGGAAACTTCCCTCTTAATTTTGCTTATGATGATAATATAGTCCAAGAGAAAAATAACACTTATCAATTAAGTTTCAAATTCCCGACAAATAAACCGTTATGGGAAAGTTTGACAGAGGAAACTTTACTATTGGCAGATGACCTTCACGGGGAGCAAGAATTTATAATTTTTGAAGTAGAAAGACATCACGGATACATCACTATTTATGCCAACCAAGTGGCCACATTATTAAATAACTATTCAATCAGTGAATTAAGTGTGTCAGAGGCTGACGGGAATAGAGTAATGAGAAGTTTAGTAAGTAGTATTATTAGATCTCACAATTTTACTTTTTATTCTGACATTGCAGCAAGACATAGTTTAAATTTAAAAAATGTAACTGTAGCGACCGCTTTATTCAAAGATAAACACTCTATATTAGGACAATGGGGTGGAGATTTAGTACGCGATAAATATTCAATTAAATTACTAGCGAATGGTGGAAATAATAATGAAGCCTTGTTCATGTACAAAAAAAATCTTAAAACTTATCAACAAAAGAAATCAACAAAAGATTTGAGAACTAGAATTCATTTCACAAAAACTATCAATGCAAAAAACGATGGAGAACAAGATAAAGTCTTATCTGTAACAGTTGATAGTCCATTAATTAATAAGTATAAAAACATATATGAAGGTAATTTAGAAGTAAATGACCAAGATGTGGTAGATGAAGCTAGTTTGTTAAACTATGCTAAACAATACTACAAAAATACACTTTGCGATATTCTAGAAGAAAGTATTGAAATAGATGTTATTGGGGTAGATACACCTGTCAAAATGTTTGATACAGTAACAATTTTTCATGAAAAATTTAATTTAGATGTTAAGAAAAAAATTACAAAATATACTTTTTCTCCTATGTCTAAAAAATTAAAAACTATTGGATTTGGGGTATTTCAACAAGGTCTAGGAAGTGCATTATCTAGCATTATAGATGAAGTCGTGACAGTAAAAGTAGAAAGCAAAGTTGACGCTTTTAAAATTCAGAAAAATTTAGCTGAATTACTTAAAAAAGACAGAACAGCTATCGAAGAAAAGATGAAAACTCTTGAAGAACAATCAAAAGCTGGGGTTGAGGTTAAAAAAGCCTTATTTGAAAAAGACGGTACTGTTCCACCAGTGACTAGAACAAAAATATTAGACGCAGTCGAGGCTGATATTGCGCGTTTAAAAACGATAATAACGGAAGCTGAATTGATTAAAGCAATTCAAGCACACTTAAATTATGCTGAAATTAAGACAGCGCTTATTGACAAGGCGTTTATTAATCAAATATTGTCTGACGAAACATTTAGGCAACAATTTGAAGCTGGAGAAGTAACAACTCAAAATATTTTCACCAAAATGCGTGACAGCATTCAAAGTAGCATTAAGAAAGAGTTCTTAACAAAAGACGAAACAAAAAAATTAGTCAATGATCTTACTATTGGAGCTGACGGAATACGTCAGATCACACAAGAAGAAACTAACAAAATTTTTGACCTTCGCAAACCAGAACTAAAAGGCAAAGACGGGAAAATCCCAGCATTTAACCAATTAATCGGAACTAGATTTCCAAGTTTAGATGTGGTAAAGCCAGTTGGAAATACGCAATTAAAACTCAATAAAAAAGATTATAACAACCAAAACTCAATCGAGGTATTGCCAAATGCTAGCAATGAACTTCAAGGGTTTAGCGTAAAGGTAAATCTAAGAGGGTTGGCTCCAGGAAGAAAGAATATAATAAGAATACCTGTGTATATATTTTCGGATAGTGGTAATAGTTCTGAAATTAGATTAGGTGTGCCGGACGAAAGTGGTCAATTTCATCTATGGTTCGCAATTCCCCTGATAGAAGTGCCGAAAGGGGAGAATAAGTGGGTTATTGTTGAAAAAGAAATACCTATTGGAAGTAATGAGGAAATACAACAATTTGTAAAAAGTAATTTTGCTTTCATTTCAAAAGGCAGCGTTCATTTCAAAATAGCTGAGCCATATATGGCAATTGACGATATAGCAACAGACAAGTGGCTTCCTGCTATTGAAGATATGCAAAGTTATTCCCTTACAGCTTCGGCAAGAATTGAGGGAAGTTATCTAAATGAAAACCTAGCAAACTGCAAAGTCTATTTAGATGTTTACAGAAACGGAGAGATAGTCCGTGCTTCAACAACCGAAACACCTTTAAAAATTGAGATTAAAAAGCTAGTAGCGAGTGGATATACAGCGACTGGAGAAGTAACACTTGACAACAACGGTCTAGTACAAAATATCAACATTCCCAACGGCAAGAAGGACGGTCAACCAATAGAGGTAGTCTTTGAAGTAACTTACGGGGAGAATAAGACAGTAGCAAGTGCAAGGTTGAACAATACGATTGACAAGCAGTTACTAACCGAAACCATAAGCAAAGTTAAGACCTTTGAAAGTACTATTGACAAGTTCGAGAGTAAAATTGGCGAGATTAACAATAAAAAATTCAAAATGGCTTACAATATTGAGAATATCTGTTCTGAAAGTGGAGTTGAGAAGAAAGGGAACGACCTTTATTTTAACGCTAAAACACCGCTTAAAGCTAATAAAGAATACTACATTTTGGCTGATTTAGAAGATGTTCCAGATAATCAAAAAGTAGGTATTTTTGGAACTAAAATCGCTAATCATATCTTCGCTACAAACGGATTGAATGTTTGGCGAGTGACTTATGCTGGCGACCAAACGAAAATTAATATTTACCCTCTTGGAACAAATACTAAGGTCAAAAACGTTGAAATATACGAAGTTCCTGAGTTTGAGTCTGAGCGTGTTGACATAATCAACTACTCACAAGGGAATTACAACGGAAATTCTTTGTCAATCTATGCCAAAGGAAAATTAGAAATTTCAAAAATATATACATTGGAATTTGAGGTGGTTAATGCACCTCCGCAAGGAAGCTTTATTTCTATGTATGAAAACACAAATTCAAAGAGTTATTTCAAGAAAAAAACACTTGTGAAAGGTATCAACAAACTAACATTCAGAAATAACAGCGAGTATAACGCTTTTGGATGCACTATTAAAGAAAATCTTCAAATAAGAAATGTTAAATTCTACAAAGAGGATTTTAACATAGGTTACAAAAATGAATACAATATCTCAGAAATGGAAAGTGCAGTTAAACAAACTAAAAGTGAAGTTGACTTATCTGTTAAAAAAGATAAAGTAATTAATTCAATTAATTTAAGTGGTGAAGGAGTTAAGATTAATGCTGATAAAGTGGATATATCAGGCACTCTTAGCGCTTATAATGGGAAGATCGGGACATTTTACATCGGAGATAACAAACATGCTAATTATGGAAAATGGATAACAGGTGTCAATCAATTTCAAATAGGAATGAGTGATGGAACTAACGGTGCGCAAGGGACAGCTTTGTGGGTTAACTGGGGTGACAAGTGGAACGTTGAAGGCAAACAGTCTTGGTATGTAATGAATAACGGAGCAATGATTGTGAACAATCGCGCCAATATTAACGCCTTATTTGTTACTGGAGACAGCTATTTTTCAAGAAGATTGAGAGCGCAAGGTGATGGTGTTGATGTAGGCGCTTCTGATGTGTTCGGAACTGTTGGTGGCGCAAATTCCACTGTTATTTGGTGGGGTCAGATTGACAGAGTTAAAAGTGCTGTTTCTGATAAGCGATTAAAAGAGAATATTCGACCAACTCAAGTTAATGCTCTTGATACACTTAACAAAATTGAAATGGTAGAGTTCAACTGGAAAAAAGACGGTAAGTTTGAAAAAATAGGTGCTATTGCTCAACAAGTTGAGAATGTTGATGAGAGTTTAGTAGTTCAACATTTTGAGGATAAGGACACGCCAACGGACTATTTAAGGATTAATTACTTCGACACAATACCCTATTTAATCAAGGCGGTACAGGAATTATCTGAAAAAGTTGAAAATCTAGAAAAACAGTTAAAAGAAAGGAGTTCAAAAAATGGCATTTAAAGTATATTTTAAACGTGATTTAAACGGAGAAATGTTGGTGGTAATCAATGATAATAACGGCACTAATATTCAGCGTATACTTAAAGGGGAACACACCAACACCGAGGATGAAACATTAGTTAAATTAGTGCTGGAACAATTCTACCAAGAAACTTTCCCTAACCGTGCGGAGAATGAGAGGTTTGAAAAATTAGATAAGATAATTAAAGAACAGAACGAATTAATTATTTTCTTGCGCAAAGCATTGGGAGAAAGTGCAATGAAAGAGTTTGAATATGACGAATTATTCAAAGATATTAGTTGCAAGTTTGAATTTTTAGCCAATCACTTAAAAGTAGAATTACCAACTACAAACGAAGATGGGGAGGAGAATGGCAATGAACAAACTGAAGGAGGTAGCAAATAACATAAGATTAACAAGTGCAATTATCTTAGCACTTTTGAAAGGAGGTGGCAACATGATGATTAAAATTTTAGTAGCAAACATTCTTGATGGATTAATGACATTAGACCAAATCAAGAACAAAAAACTAAGAAAATTAGTCGAAGCAGAACTAAGAAAAATGGGCTTAGCAGACGTTATTGACGAAAATCAAGGGGCTTAATCGCCCCTTTTAAAATCTAACAAGGAGGTAGATTGATGCCATTTAATGAATTAATACCTATTATATCGCTTGCG